TCGATATATTTAGCTTTGGGAGGCGACCCGCCAAGGGCAACCGCGTTATTGTTGTCGAGAACTTTAACAGGGTTCGCGTTCGCCCCAGTTCCCTTATTCACGCCGATGGCGAATCCGGTGAAAGTTTTCCACTGCCAAAACGTGTTCGTCGGAACGGTCAGACCGCCTGTAATGTCGGTAATCGAACCTCCGTTTTCGTCAGAACGACGAATGACTGCGGCCTGTGTGTAGATGTATACGACCGCGCCCGAAGAGTTGACGTATCGGTGGACACTGGTAATGCGGGTCGAGTAGGTAGTAGAACCGATGAATTGGAAGACTCCGGTACGGCTAACAAGGTTGTCGTCCGAGTCGTACTTGAAGTTCTCAATGTCCTGCGCCTCGTCCGGCGCAAGTTCTTCCGCCTGCGAAGCAGTGTTAATCCCTCCCGCCCAGTTCATTTGCTGAAGCAGTTGAGTCTTGTCGCCCCTGCTTTGTTCGTCTCTCGCAGCCATCGCTTTTCAAACTGTTTGAATTCATCAGAAGTGATCCGGGTTAAGCCGAGCGAAACGCCGGTTGCTACTCTTCGACGGAATGTCACGCGGCTGCAAGCGCGGAATATCCGCAGACTTGTTGTTTTCGCGCCGCATCAACTTATCAACTGCGCTCACATACCGCTGATAGAATCGGTCGGCGTGGTCATAGTTGTTGTCGTCAAAGTGCATATACGCCCGAACCAAGAATTTGAGAGGCAGTATCGCCTCGTTCTGAATCGGAATCGTATCCATACTCAGTAAGCGAGCAGGAACAATCTGATACCCCACGTCGTAGTTAATGATGGAACTCGGAACCGGCTGAAACCGAATCTTGTTTTGCACGTCTGGCGGAGTCACAACTTCTTGAGTGAACATCCAGAAGTCTGGCTCACCCTGCTTTTCAAAATCTACGTGTAACTCCGCCAGTCTTGCGTATTCCGCATAAACCACGTACTTCTCGTTCACCGGATTACGAATGAATGCAATGTCTCGAACGTTGATTGGCAGCGTGTATTCTGGCGTACCGATGCCAGTGGTCAAAGTCGTGTACGTCTTGAACGCTTTCCAGTTGGTTTCTAAGGCCAACTCGTCCAAGGCGTCACGACACCACTGCTCGACCGTCAGAACCATATCAGTGTCGTCCTGATTGTCGTTGTGCGCCCGAAGTAGTTCTACCGCCAATCCGTTCAAAGTCACGTCACACCGCCTTCAATCCGTGTTCACCGCCGAGCCAGCGAGTAGGAATTTGATGTTCCTCGATAATGTAGTTTTCGCTGTTGTTATGCGCCAGCCGCTTGTGTTCCTCAAGAGCCTGCAAAATACGCCAGCGTTCAGAACGAGGTACGCCATCCCAATCACCGAATCCGTTCTTAGCCGCGATGTCAAAGGCGCATCCGTGCGTGTCGCACATAGAAGGCGTTAGTAACACCCGCTTACGGTGAATAGTGTATTTGTCTACGACCGTTGCGCGGATGATGTACCGCTTCCGTTTCGGTTCTTTGACCGCTTTCGACTTACGGGATTGGAACGAGGAAGGCGCTTCGGCCTCGTACTCGTCCTCTTCATAACCTTGGAGAACTTCATCGTAGGAATCCTCAACGAGTTTTTCGACCGGAGATTTACGACGCGGAAGCGGCATACTCTTGCGTTTAATCACTCGCTCAACCGGCGATTCTACGATTCTTGCGTTTCTTTTTAAGGTTCTTGCCATTGCTGCCTCGATTCAAACTGTTTGAATTGGTTGGTTGGACAGTTGGTTCGTTGGTCACACCTTCTGTCCACTGCGCCGATACTGCCTCGACGCCTTTACCTTTAGGACACGGGACTACGCGCCGACGAACCACGTTTGGCTCGAAAGCCATTCGCATTTCTTCGACACAAGTCCCGTCTTCTTGAGGGATTATTTTGTAGTTGTTCCCGATCATAAAGCCTCCGGCCCAATTTCATCGGAACTTGGGCCTCACGACCGAAGGTAGCAGATTCCACGGTTGACCGCGCCGGGGAAGAGGGTCGAACGGTCAGCGATTTTAACGACCGTAACACCCGTCAGCCACGACTGAAGCTGAGCGTCCGACAACGCGCCAGCGGCGGCGAAAGCCCCACCCGCAGCGGTGTCAAGCCAAGCGTCATCGGCCACAGCGTCAGGAACGTTTACGTCAAAGTGCTTACCCTTGACCTGAATCCAACCGAAAGAACCGGACGGAATCGCGGCCATAGTGACGCCCTGCAAAACCGCGTTAGCGGCAGCGGTCTGAATAACCGCGTGCGGAACGTCAATATCGAGCGCAGCAAGATCAGCCATTACGCCGTCGCCTGCGTCTACGTTAGCGGCGTTAGCCCGAACGTAGCGATATACGCCGTGAGGGTCAAAGACTCGCGTGGTTTGGAACTTTTGGTAGATACCCGCGCCAACTGGCGGGTGCAAAAATTCCGTAATGGTAAGTACGCCTTGACCACCCTTGATGTCCGTGACTTCCAAACCGAGTTCGTGAATCGGAGCGGCGGTCACGCGGAAAATATCAACGCCAAGAATTTTAGCGCCCATTGTTTTACTCCTTTCAAACTGTTTGAAAAGACCGGACGGACTAGATCACGTCCGGTCAATCGTGACACCGCTCAGACGCGCCTGACGCGCACGGTTGTTGATGGTCAGGTTCCCGTAAAAGAGAACTTGCGAAACTTTGGCGTCCTGATTTTCTGGCTTCTGGAAGTCCGTCACGACGAAGTTTTTACCTTTGCCGAGGACAAAGCGCATAAAGTCAGAGTTCAGCATTATCAACTCTTGACCCGTCAAGTCCGTGCCAAGCGGAGGATACACGTTGTTGTTCGGCATATCCTCGTCAAAGACCCACGGAGTCTGTTTAAACATCAGGTTGATGAACCCGGCGTCACCGAGCTTCATATCGAGGTAACGTTCGTTGACCATAAGTCCTTTTTCGTAAGCCTCGTAAAGAGCCTGAGTCGAGATGATGATGGTTGGCTTGACCTTGCCACGCGAAGCCGAGTTGTAGAGCGTACGCATAGCGTCGGTCAGAGACGAGATACCCGCCGAAGTCGAAGACGTAAGTGGCGCAGCCGCCGTGTCAACAATAGTGACACCGCCAATCCACTGGTTACGCCAGTACGGAAACGCGTTCGAGTCAATGCCGCCGTAGGTAGACCACGCCGTACCGTCCTCAACTGCGACCGCAAGGCCAGTCAAGTCTTTTCCGCCGTTGCCCGTTCCGTCCGCCTGAAGCTGACGGTTGACCTCAAGCATCATAGACATCTGAAGCTGTTGAATCTTAGCTTCCAGAAGATTAAGGATGCGAGTCTTCGAGCCAGAGTTGATGAACTCTTCACGGCCAGAGATGGTGACGGAACCGGCGATCTGTTTCCAGTCGTATTCCGCCGCCGAGAGTCCTTCTTGGGGAGTCGTGTCAATGATGTCGTAACCACTGTACGAACGAACCGTAGTGTTACGACCGATCATCAACGGCTCAACGATGTTGGTTCCACCTTCCTCTTCTTTGATGAAGCCCTTTTCCTTGAGCATAAACCAAAGAATTTGGTGCGCCGTAATGTTGTCAGCCAACAGTCGGCGGTAGTTCTTCAACGTCGTCGAAACGAGAGTGTCGAAGTTGGGGTTAGCCATTGATACTATCCTTTCTTTCGGAAAGTTCTAGTATCCGCTATTGGTATTGCTCAAGCGCGGCCTCAAACGCATCTCGCACGTTGGTAATTTGCCGCTGATTGGAAGGCACGGAACCATTCATACCTGTCTGAGTTTGTACCCGGTTGGCTTTCGAGATCAAAGCCTCTGCGGTTCCGGTCTGTTTGGGAGCTTGGTTTTGATTAGCGCCGTGCGTATTCGCGGATTGATTGCCGTTCGCGCCTTTGATGCTCTTGTAGAGTTCAACGGCTTGTCTGGCAGTAAGCGCACCGCCCGTCACAAGTTCCCCGAAGTGCGATAACGCGCCTTCGTATTCTTCTTTACTGTACATCGCCCGCGTATCTTGGCTTTCGATACGCTGCACGATCTTCGGGAGAATGTCCAAGATTGGCTTTAACGCCTTATTGATGGAGTCCCCGACAAACAGTGAAAGCTGTCCCTGATCGTTTAAGTCATATTGTGGCTGCTCGCCTTGAGATTGATTCAAACTGTTTGAATTACCCATAGCCATCTGACTCATCAGCCCAATCATTTGTTGTACAACCCCTTCGAGCTTCGCAATACGTTCGGCGGATGGATCACCGTTTTGCTGCGAAGCAGGCTGGTTCGGCTGCGTTGACTTGTCAATGTTTTCGTCCGTCGCTGTAGCGATGCCCGGAGTCTCCGGGGGTTTGGACTTGTTGAAGTCCATATTGATCCGCCCGGTCTGCTCATCAAACGAAACATCGCTCCACTGCATCGAGTCAAAGATGTCAGTGTCAGTCATCGGAAACGGTTTCGGTTGCTCAGTCTGTTGACCCTGAGTAGTTCCGGTTTCTTGCCCGTTCATACTTCATCCTCTCTTTAACCGAATTACCGTCCGGCTCGATGGTAACATCGGCTAATTGTCGAGTCAAATAATTGCGCAGATTCTTTGCGCTCTTTTCCGCGTGTTCCTTGACTCTCTTACGTTTCTGTTTCCGAACCCACTCCACTCTGTCCCGCGTAACAGGTTCGATGTCTCGATCAATTTGCTTTTTACTGGTCACGTACTTGCCGTGAACGACTTGTCCTGACCAGTATTTATCCGGTTGCATATTTACCTTCGACGGTAAAAGCAATTGCGGCCCGCGACACTGGCTGCACTTCGGCATTAGCTCATTGGGAGCTTTGATCGGGGTTGTGTCAATTACGTCGTAACCGGGCGACTCTCGCTTGTGACGAGCCTTTCGATCACGCTCACGCTTCTTTACTTCGGCGGGGGTGAGGAAATGGACTATCCGTGTGAATAGTTTTTCCTCGACCTTCCCGCACTTTTGGCATTCAAGTTCGTAAATGGGCATCAGAACTTCCGTTTCTTGCCGCGCAAGGCGACTGAAATTCGTGGCCGCTTCCGGCCAGTTTTAACACTCGGACGCTTTGGAAACGCCTTCTTAGTGATGCGCTTCGCCACGCCCTTACCGTAACCAATTCCTCTAGGCATTCTGACCTCCGAGTTGTAAGCCACTGGCGTTATTTATAGCCGCAGTCCCGAACTGTCGTTGTAGGTCGGCGGCAGTCATAGGTTGCTCTGGATTAGTCCCCAAAGGGGGCTGATTCAAACTGTTTGAATTCTCACCCCCTTCCTGTTCTACAAGCGGAGGCGTGGTAACTAACGCCCGCTGGAAGAACCGACCAACGTCTTTGTAGCCAAACTTCTCAATCGTCCAAGCGAATAGCTCAGGAAAATTGATCTGAAGCGGCTGACCCATTTGCTGCATAATCGGCGCGAGTTGTGCGGCGATCTGCATCAGTTGGAGCGATTGTTGCTTGTCAATATCCGGGTTAGTCTTCGGAGCGGCGACCGTCTCCATATGTACGTCAAGCTCGGCTTGAATGTCTTCGGCAGTCGCATTAACCCAATAGGTTCCCTGTAACCCGGTGATCTTAACGACTCTCGACTTGACCATATTGGCCTTGATGTGAGCCAACACATCCTTGCCGAGTTGAAGTACGAATCGGTCGGTTCGGTCTACGAGATCGTCAATCTTCATTCGGAAGATGTTCGTCCGCGTATTGACCTCGACACCCGTAGTCCGCGACGGAAGCGGCCCGCCACGAATCAACGCGTCCATACCCGACAGTTCCATTACGTCCTGTTTAATGATCGCTTCCACTTGCCAGTAATCTTGCGGGAGCGGAGCGTCTTCGATTGGTCGGATCGAGTTCAACTGTCGTACTGGGATGAGCGCGCCGTCTTCTCCCTCTTGAAGTTTCCGTCTCGAATCTTCTTCGAGGTTGTCGAGAATCTCGTACTTACGATTAAACCGCCGTCTGTGCTGGAACATCCCAGTACGCGTACGGTCAAGCTCAAACTGCGAGTCTTCGATGCTATACGGAATTCCCACAGGGTAGTGAGAGTTTGGCACTTTGATAAAGTCCAGTCTCCGATACGGAAAGCCTGTGAGGTAGTCATACGGCCAATCCTTTTCGATCAAAGGTTCGTTAACGCCGTCCGCCAGCACAATGTACTTACGATGTTTCTTGTCCCAAATTTCAAAGAGCCGGACGATGTTCGGTTCGGCCACGTGTTCATCGTCCCACCACGTCATCTCCCAATCGTCTTGAACTTCATACTTGCCGCTCAAGAGTTTGGGGTTGTAATGACCCGACTTGATCTTATTCCGTACCGAGGCTTCGTAAGACGAATTATCAATTACGTCGTCGTAGTATTGGTAAAAGATTTCAGCAACCCAACGCGCCGTAGTAAGCGTTCTGTCCGTAGCAGTCGGATCATAAAGGAAATTGAACGGATCAATTCGGATAAGGTAGGGCGTCTCGGCCCTGATGTAGTCTTCGTAGACAATATTACCCGTAGCCTTCGATACCGCTTGATCGAGTTCAAAAGTAAAGCCAGTCTTTGCAATGCCGTGTCCGATGATGGCCGCATCAAGCGCGCACTCCTTAACTTGCGTAGTCATTTGTTGCAAGTTCCAGTCGTAGTTCACGATCTCTTGTGCGAGCATCGCTTGAACTGTGTCTGTAGGCTTGCGAGGTTTGGCTAAAAAGAAAGGATCGCTGTTGAGTAGAAACGGCACCATATTGTTAATGGTACTCATCGTGATGTTCACCGTGATGAAATCACGGGCCTCGTCAGCGGATGGATTCTCTTCGTCGTTATAGCGCCAGTGTTTGCCGCCGTAAAGTTTATACGCGCGCTTCCAGTTCTCGTCCCCGTTCCAGTGACTTTTTCTCCACTGAAGCGCGGAATGGATGCGAGTCAGCCACATATCGTAGACAGACAGCCCGGTTAGCTTGTCTCGTTTGCCACGCCGTTTCAAACTGTTTGAAGTCTGCGTTTGGCCCAAACCGATCCCTTGCTGCCGAAGCAACTCCGCGTGGCTGACGATCTTGGTTCCCTTTTTATTAGTTCCCATAGCGTCTCGAAAACCGATGATTATGATTCATCCGATTCTTCAAATGCTGGATGATGTAATCCGGGCTACCCTTCGGGGCTGTGGCTGGCCGCTCATACGGACGTGGCATATGGATGGACTTGGCGATCTGAAGCGCGATCATAAACGCTGTAGCTAAATCATCGTGCTTACCCGGCAACGCGCCGAACTTACCGTTGCCCAAATCCACGTAAGTTTTCAACTGAGAGATCAACTCCTTCGAGTTGATAATTACCTGATTGTCTTGAATCAGATGTTTGGCTTCCGCAATCATATTTGCTTTGGTAATGTTATTAGTAATCCAACCATACCTAATGTTGCGCGGGTCTTGGTCTGGATCGTACCAAAGGTTAGGGTACCGAAGCACGTTGAACAAGTAGTCTACGGCAGTAAAACCGCCCTTGTCGTTTAATTCAATACCTAACGGAGCGTTATTGTACAGAAGGCCGAGGTTGTTAGCAATACCGGCGAATTCATACGGCGGAATAATGTCGTTGATGCTGGCGACTTCTTTGAGCGAAGGCACTTTCAACACCACTAAGGACGATCCGTCTCCGTCCTCGACTCCCTGCGCCCCATCGCCTCCGATGGCGTATTGCGCTCCGGGCATCGGTTCCTCGAAGACCCGGAGGTTTCCGTGCTTCGTTTCGTAAAACGCGCGAACTCGGTCAGTGGCGCGCTTGTCGAACTGCCACAGCGTCGGCGCGATCTTCCCAATTCGGATCGAATCCTCACGTTCCATAATCCGTGCGATGGAAAAGATTGTCTTGCTGCGCGCGGAGAAGGCGTCCTCGGCAGTCGTCGGATACTCGTATTTAAACTTGGCCCGACGTTCCGCGTAGTCACCGAAGAACTTTCGGTCGAGCATCCGGCGTCGCCACGCCATTCGGCAGTGGGCTTCGTGGTCAAGTTGGAGGCTGACGAGTTTGTTTGATTCAAACTGTTTGAATTCGTCGTACCATTCCACCAATGCGCTGCGGACATTTTCAAATTCCTCAGTTTCGTCACCATATCTTGAATTGGGATCACCAGAAAGATCAGGATAATTTCCAACAGGGAGATCAATCCGGTATTCATCTTCCGCAACACGCGGAATAAAAATCTTTCGATAGCCGTTATCGTCGTCATACCAAAAATCCTTTGCGTCATTTTCTCCGGTCGCCGTCGTCTCGATGAAGACGCCAGTCCCCGGAATCTCAGCGATACAGTTACCAACGGCTTCCATCATCCGGTGAATGTTGATGCCGATGTCAGCCATCGTACCAAACTCGGTGATGAAACCGTACTGGTAAGTTCTCGAACGACCGATGCCGTCCGAATCTCCGGTGAAGATGTCAACGATAGAATCAAGACCGACTTCGCCCGTCTTCTCCATTACTTCGAGCGGATTGGCGTAGTGAATTTGATGGCGGTTCATTGTTCGGACAGCCGGACGCAACTCCTTCTTTCCTTTGAAGTGGAGGTATTGCATCTTGAGTCCGAGCGAGATCGCCGCCTTGTCGTCGTGGGCGATCATACACGCGGCCATATTCTCATTCATCGTCAGCAGCCAATAGAGCAGGCCGAGGAACCACGTAGTAGAACCTTGCTGACGTGACTTGACCACGTACCACCGGATCGGGATATTTGCTCGGATGTCTTCGAGAAGGAGTTTCCAGAGGCGTCGCTGAATGCGATTGAAAAGCATACGGACAAGGCGTCCGCGTTTACTCTTCACTAATAGATTAACCGCCGCATACTTTTGGTAATTCGCCTGTAGGATTGCGAAGTTGTCTCGGATGTATTCACGGTCTGAGATGATGGCTGACATTCAAATTCAAACTGTTTGAATTCCGAGGTCGGGAGAAGGCACCCGCAGAAACGAGGTAAACTGCTGGCTGAGATTTGTTTGACAACACCGACCTCGGAAACTTGGTGTCCGGGCGAGGACTTGCACCCCGCGTCTTCCCTCCTATCTGGAAGGCACTCCATCCTGAGTTACCGGACATAATCGGGGGCGCGGGAGGAAAACTCGCGGCGGAGAATTTCAAAGAGTTCCGCGAGAAAAGAACCGCGCCCTAACTGTTCGGGCTGGACTCGAACCAGCAATTGACACGTTAACAGCGTGCTGCCTTGCCGTTTGGCTACCGAACAAAAAATAGCTCGCTAGGGAATCGCACCCTACTCGGAACGATTATGAGCCGTTCTGAGACGCTAGCCTCCCGCCAGCTATGCAGTGCTATTGGCAAGACTCGAACTTGCACAGTCCCATAGGACAAACTCGTTTTACAGACGAGCCGGGATACCAACTTCCCAACAATAGCACATTTCAAATACCAACCCCGCAACCAGCCCCCTTATTCCGTCACTCACTGCTCTTGCGTGGGAAGGGGGCCACCCACGGCGGGCGCAGTGCGCGCTAAGAACTCACCCGATACTTCGTGAAGTTCTTGGACTATATACCGCACTTTAGCCGCCTTTGTCGAACTAGGGTTCTTGATCGTGGAAATCAAGAACTCAAGTACGAATCGAATCAGCGTCTCAACCGCAAACATCCTAAGTACGAAATTCATTGACGTATCCTTCCTTTAACAAGTACGTCCAAAGGACGCTTTTGTTCGTAATGTTGTCCGCCAGAACTCTACGATAATTCAAAAGGGTAGTCTCAAGCAAGTCCTGAAAAGACGGCGCAGCCCTTAATCTCACGCCACTCGTAGGTTGCGGGAGATGTGGCGCTACGGCGGTATAAGCCGCTGTCGCAAACAATCCCTTGATGAAGTCCCTTCGATTCATTCAAACAGTTTGAAAATGTTGAGCCGAACATCTGTCGGTTCAGTTGGTGTTGCATTGTTATCTGCAACTGTTTCGTCTTCGCTTCGAGCAAGCTCAAAATCCGACGCAATTTCTGTCGGCGGATTATCTTTGTTTGTGTCTCTTGAAATCCAACGACCGCTGCTATCGGCAATGCCGCGACTGTTGATAAAAAGCGCCTTCGATTCACGGTCTTCCTCCGGCGTTGTTTCCACTGTACGATACGGCATATCTTTTTCCCATTGCCAATATACAACAATGTTCTCGTCGCTATCGTTGTAGACACGAAGACGATTATGCGCAACGTAAACTGTTCTTGGTGGAATAATCATTCGATTCATCATTTCTCAGTCCTCTGGTCTGCCCGCCATACGACTTCGGGCAAAGTCCCTTCGTTTATCAGCCTCTCGAAGTACGCAGCATCCAGATCGAGTATTTGATGAAAGAGTGTGTCATCGCAAAGAAATCCTCTGGTTTCATTTCTTGTTCGAGTCACCTGCTCGATGTACTCCGTGTCGTACAAGTACGGATGCTTTCTCGTTTCCGCCAACGCTTTAAGCGACGAGTGATAATCACTGATCGCGTATTTGATTACCTCCGCCGCCAGTTTCCTCAGACCCGCGAATTCGGGGTCAACCAACCTTGAATCGGGCGACGCTTGTTTAAGTATTACTCCGCTTCCAAATCCCGTCTGTATCATAAAACTCCGATTCAAACAGTTTGAAAAAATAAGGGGCAATGGAAAGCTGTCGAAAACCATTGCCCCTAATAGCCCGTCGAAATATACCGTTCAAATCTGGTTAGTATTGTATCACAACCCGTACCCCCTGTCAAGGGGTATTTTAATCTTTTTCGGAGAGGATTCTTTGGTACTCGGCATCAATGGCGGTGTCGTGAAGATCGTTCGCAGCCTTCTTGTTCGGGTCTGTGAACTGCTTGACCATTGATTCGAGATTGATGTTGATGTTCATATCTGCGCCCTTCACGGAGTCGGTGATCTGACCAAGAAGTTTCATTGCTCGGAGAGCAATATCAGGATTAGGATCGTCAATCATCTCAACTATTCGGGGAAGGGCTTTAGCGTGCCACGCTAACTGCGTCCGGGCTTTACTGAAAGCGGAGACGAGGGCAATGAACGACGGATTGCTGAGCAGACCTACTGCTTGCGAGTACCCGACCTTATAGCGCCTTACGATGTCTTCGGGATCGGTAATCTTACCGAGCGATACAAGTTCCGCGATTTCTATTTGCGTGCCCTTCTTTGCGATCTCTTTGCTCATATGATCCTTGACCCAGTTGCTTCGCAACTTCGGGTTTCAAACTGTTTGAATTTTGTCTCTCTTACGCGCGTGCGCGCGGTATTAGTATTATTATTTATATTATTACTACAGCTAGGGTCGTAAGACCCTTGTATAGTAATACTACTTTTTCTTATTACCTCTGTCCAGCCTGCCAAAAATTTTTTCGGTGCGTGCTTCTGAGTGAGTAAAAAAAATAACGGGGGTGACCGGGGCCTTATCCCTAGGCCGTCTAGGGTACTCTTCCCTATCGAATGTCGTTAGTATCGTCTGTCGAGCGTAGTAATTTAG